AGCGCGCCGTTGAGCGTCGTCTGTGCATTGTTGGCCGCCTGAATCAACTCGACTACCGTGTCGAGTGATGCAGGAAAGTTGCTCGTTCCAACTGCCATGGTCGCCCTCCTACGCCTGCGCCTTCTTGCCACGTGGCGGCTTGCTCACGCGCTTGTTCCACCGCTCGATTGCCTGCCTGTCCTCTTCCAGAACATCCACCCCAACAAACTCCGCCCGCCCGATCTTTACTAGCTCGATGGCCACCCCGATCGGCGGATCGATTACGTCATCCACCTTGCAGAATCCCCACGCTTTGAGCATTTTCACCTTCATAGTCACCTCTGCAATTTTCCGGTTTGCCCTTGGTATTCCAATCGCCCACGTGTTGTTGCACAATTTGCCACTCGTTCGATGGCCACGTGACCATCAGTTGCAAGTGCCCGATCTTTACCTGATTGGCCTGGTAGGCGATGCACCCTGACTGCTTGAACTGCTTCCAGAAGAAGATGTCGGCGTCCATATGCCCGTCGTTCCAGTGCCCGTTCGGATCCGGCTGCGAGTGGAACCACGGCAGCGCCATCTTCTTGAGCGCTGCCACCTTGATGAGCGTGCAACCAAAATGGCCCGTGTCAATCGGCATCACGTCGACGTCCAGATCTTCGAGCGTCATGGATCGGACCAGCTCGCCTTTGTCGTTCGTCGAGGAGAACATAAACGAACCCGCTTCGCCCCGCTTCACCTGCACGGGCACGAATGCGTCACCTTCCGGATATTGAGCCGCGAGAACCATCAGTTCTTTGATGTCCTTTGCGGAGACAATCGTGTCGTAATCGAGCGTAAGCACCCACTTCGCGCCGCTCTGCTCCGCGTGGTACAAGGCTCGCTGGATGCACTGATCCCAAAACGCGCCCGTGAATCGGTACAACGGCAGTTGAAACTCCGACGAGCGCAACGCGTCAAAGATCGATCCCCAGGCATCGTTCCACCCTAGGCGCGGTATGCTCATTACGGCAACGACTTTGCCAAGATTTACTTCAAGCTGCTTGTGCAGGCCGCCTTCCGCCTTCGTACCTTCGAGATTAAGTGAGACAGGTAAAGAACTACAATCTGAACCATCGCTCTCCCATTTGACGATCTCCGTGAGCCCGGCATAGGCCATTACGTCTCGGAGCTTGCGCTCCGTCCAGATCGATTTGTGGTAGTCGTTTTCATCCTGATGGCCGCCCATCAGGTAGGCCTCTGCTAGTCGGTTGGTTTGGTTGTCAATGATCCAAAGAAAGTCCGGCACTGCGATCCGGATTTTTCCGCCAATCTTGAGCTTGCTCGCCCAATGCGCCAGCACGTGCGGCGCTTCCTTGTGCGAGAAGTGTTCCAGGATATGACTCGCGTAGATCTCATCCACCGAGCCATCTTCGTAGTCTAGCGGGTACACCTCAGAGCCGAGCTTCCTGTCGAGATTGATGTATCCCGCTCGCTTCTGTAGGCCGCCGCCTAAGTTCAACTTGATCATAAGCCTCTCGTTGCGGGCGACACCGGGCGAGGATGGGCCCCGCCCGGCACCGGTTGATTGACTAAACTTCCTTGTAGACGTTGGCCCCGATCTCAGAGTTTGTGCTCGGATCCTCGCCCTGCTTGGAAACGCGCCCGATGGCGCCGATCAGAATGTTCGAGTTCGTTGAACCCGATGGGACCGTGACAGCGACGCGCGCATACCGCTTCCGCGCGCCGTTGGCCCGGTTGATGAAAAACCGCACGTGCTGATTCTCACCAACATCGGCGGCACCCGTCGAGAAGCTCGTCGAGATCTCGGCGAAGTTTGTCACCACGGTGTCGTCGCTCTCGAAAATCTTGATGGAAGATGGCGCTGTGCCAGCACCCGCCAATGCCCCAAGACTGACGAGGATCTCCGCCTCGCCTTTGACGTCGAGAAGGTCGAAGTTAGCTGTGGTAGTCGATCCGTGCGTCACCAACTGCGGCGCAATCAGAATGACCGTTTTCTCTGCCTTGAGTTGCTTCATACTGGATCACCTCCTTAGCTGGCCGCCGTGATGAGGCCAACGATCGGGCCGGCAGCCGATGTGTTGCCGACGTCGTGGACGTTGATGTCGAAGCGATCCGTGCCACGGATGGCCAACTGATCCTCCGCAAATTTGAACTCCGTCGAGAGCGCCAGCGTCAGCGCTCGCCGATCGCCCATTGCCGTCCCGAGCCGGTAGTTGCCGAGCAAGGCACAGACTTGGCTATTCGCCTCAGTCGTCGGCATCACCTGCGAGAAGACAACCGGGTAGCCGAGGAAGCGCGGAACGCCGCCATTGGCGATGTCCACGACCGTGTTGCCACCGGCAGCCGTTTGAAGTTTGTGCGCGACGGAATCAAAAAAGGTCGTACTCATAATCCACGCGGCACCCGCGCGAGCGTAGAGCGGCAGACGTCCCAGAACGCCGTGGAAGTCGCCCAAGACGATCCCGCTGTAGACGTTGTCAGAAGCCACTTGCAGGCCCTTGATGTTGGCAATCGTGCCGTCGACTGCCTTGAGCTTCGGACGGATCCCGTTAATGCCGCCGTAGGTGCTCGTGCCATCGCCGTTGAAGTAGCACTCGTCCTCCTTGAGACTGAACGCGTAGGCAATCTCACCGGCCAGATCGTCACCGATCGAGATGATCGCGTCCTCGCTGAGCTCTGAGGACCAGAGCGTCAGGCAGGCGAGCTTCTTGGCGACCAGATTGACTTGGTCGAACGTCTTGTCGCTTGTCGTGATGGTCGTCCCCTCGCCAACGAAGTAGGCAGTGAGCCCACCAGTGCGACGCGGGATCGTCAGCGTGTCGGATGACATCGGGACGATCCGGGCAACGCGACGGGCAACGCCGAACTCCTCGCGCAGATCGATGATGTCGTTGCTGAATTGCGGCGGGACCAAGTATCCGCCCAAGAAGTTGTTGCCCTCTGACATCGCCTTCGACTGAATGCCGTTCTCGTGGCACCACTTCTGAGAAGCGACATCGCCGACAACAAAGCCCTTGAACCACTTGCCGAACGCATAGGCGCGGTAGTCGGCGGACTTGCCGTCGACAATGCCCTTGAAGTTGTGCAGCTTCCGAACGCGCGCAAACTCAAAAGACAACGGCGTCTTGGTGGCAACCTCGACGGCCTGGCCGCCGTGTTGCTTCACAACGGGTTGCGGCGTGAAGCCCATCGTTGCGCTCTTGATCGACTCAAGCGCGGTAAGATTGGCCACCTCCTCGTCGAGATTCTTGAGCGCCTCATTGCGCGTTTTGACATCGGCAAGAACCTCCTGCGGGATGTCGCCGGGATCCGGGTAGGCGTCGAACACGCCCTTCTGCTGTTTCTTGAGCTCGTCGATCTGACTGAGCTTCTCTTGCAATCGAGTCATCTGATTATCCTCCAGTTGCTTACAGGTTAGCTTCCATCCGAAGGAACTCGGCATATGCGCGACGTGCTTCTGCTACTTGCGCGGCCTTGGCTTCGTCTTCCGCCTTCATCCGCTCGCGCTCTTCCGGCGTGTAGGGCTTCGGATAGGGCTTGTCCTCCCCGTAGCCATCGCCTTCCATCGGCGCGCTCTCGGGCAGATAGCCAAGCTCCTCCGCGAGCTTCCGCATCCTCCCGCACGCCTTCTCGAGATCTTCTGCCAGGCCCATACACAGTCGCCCGTGATCCGGGTTGGGCATTCGATCCTGCTTGCGCCGCAGTTCCGTTATTTCGCTGATGCGTTGGTGTAGCCCGTCGACGGCGTTCTGCACCGCCTCCGAGTGTTGCGCGAACGTGAGCCCTGTAAGCAGATGCTTGGCGTCCGTGATGATTGCGTTCTGATTCGCCGGCACTGTCACCGGCGAGTACTCGAACAACTTGAGCTTCTTGAGAAGCGCGACTTGACGACGGCCGCTCGTGTCAAACTCCGACATCAGGCGGGCGCGCTTCTCCATTGGCATTGCCAGGCGATCCGCGGCGGCCATCAGGCCATTGCGATCCACCATCTCATAATCTTGTACCTGGTAGCCGATCGACAACTTCTTGATCACGCCGTCTCTGATCAGCGTCATCACCTCCTCACCCTTCGGCGTGCGGCTGATCCGGCCCTTGGTAAAGAGCCCGTAGCCGTCCTCCTTGGCGTCGAGTGGGACGCCGATCGGCTGCATCCAATCGTGCTGCCAGACGATCACGCCTTCTTTGAGAAAACGGCCAAGATCGTCCGTGAACGCGCCGGGCATAATCACGTCGCCCGTCGAGTCGAGATTGAGGATGCCCGCAGCGTAGCCGGAGAACGTGCCGGCATACTGCCCGCCGTCCATCTCGGTCGCCTTCACCTCGAACTCTACTTGCTTTTGCTCTACCTGCCCGATTCGTTCCATCTCTTACCCTCCCGAACTTGTAAGCAGTTCTTACAGGTTGCCGTCAACCCTCGTCGATCCTATCCAATGCGTCGCGCTTTTTTTTGGCCCACGCATAGCCCGCATCGCCACCCCAGAGCGCCCAGGCAATCCGGCCGTTCGACGGGTAGCCGTCCTCCCCCGGCCGGAAGCCTTCGGCGCGCTTGTCGACCTCGTGGCGAGAGAAGAAGCTGAACATCCGGCGCACGGTGCGCGGCGACAATTCCCGCCGATTGACGATGTCACGGGCACGTGCAATACCCACGACCGTCCCGCCCCGGCCAAACTCGTCGCGCCAATCGAGGCCGCGTTGCGCCTCCGCCACCATCCCGTCGGTGGGCTTCAGATTGATGTCCTGCCCGCGGTAACGCGCCTTCGTCTCTGATTCGTTACTGGCAGATGCCGTGACGTTTGTCGTTGCCACGGGCAGGATCACGCAGCGGCACCGGGCCCCGCCATCGCAATTAGGATTGGGCACATCCGGCAGGCTCTCGCGCGGGCCACGCATCCCATCGGCTGCCCGGCATACTGAACAGGTGCGGACGTCAAGGATCGCCGAGTAGACATACGTGCGGATATCGGGCCCCTTGGCCGCCATCTCGGCGTCACGGCCTTGCGCCAACATCACGTTGGTCATCTCACCTGCGGCGCCCATCACGTAGGCCGTCGAAGCCGCCAGCATCGCTTCCCGCACGGATTGCTCGAGATCACCGGCATCCTCGCCCGTCACCTGACTCTGCACCTGGGACCGCACGGCCACGCCCACGGCGCGCGCTTGCACGTCGTTGGCGATCCGGACCAAGAGCAGAGCCGCGAGGATGGCCACCTGCTCAGCGTTTGACGATGCCTCCACCTCGCCGTCGATTCCTTGTTGCCTGAGCTCTCGGTTGACGAGGGATGCGCCTCTCATAAAGAGCAGCAGTAACGCGGCTTCTACCCTGGCTCTCTGCTCCTCCGTTGGCCGGATCTCTACCCGCGCATAGTCCGCCGGATCCAAGTCGCGGATCTGCCCGGCAACGTCCTCGATCATCTGTTCGCGGATCGTCAACAGGATCGCGCCGAGTTGGATCAC